TATGTCACCCTCAAGCGGGACTTTGATCGCACCCTGGGACTTCAACGCTGCGAAATCCTCAGAAGTTATGTCAACACCCTTGAACATCATCAGAGCCTGAATGAACTGCTCGACTCCGTCCATTCGGTCGGAAGCCAAATCGTTCAGAGCATCGATGAGGTCGATGACTATCTCAAACGCACCAAGCCTTGCCTGATTGGCAGGGTACTCGATGATCGGAACGTCTCCGATGTAATGTGCTTCCTCTTTAACAATCTTCCCACGGACGATTTCAAAGTACCGATTCTTAGTCCAACAGCAATATGTCTCTTCGATGCCCTTCCGTCTGATGACCTTTACGCCCATCAGAGGCGGTTCGCCAAGCTGATTGCCGTAAACCACGAAGGTATCCCTTGGGTCAAGCGTATAAATCTCAAACGGAGATTCGTCTTCCTCGGCTGCTGCATCCGGCAGAATCATTCTGTAGGACGTTCCTGAGATGTGAAACCAGTCAGCGAGGTCTTTATCCTTCGTTGCCTTGTCCTCTGAGAAGATGAACTCGTTCAGCCTCGCAAGGTCATCGGAGATGTTCTCCACACCGTGAGCTACGTACTGGACGGGTTCGCCCATGAGGTAGCCAGTCTTGAAGGATACGATCTCGTTCGGGCGGTTCTCAACGACCGTGTTGCAGATTTCGGGCCTTACATCCTTCACTCTGCAATACACAGCATGTTTTCCTCTGTAGTAATCGTACAGAAGCTGTGTCTGCATGGAATTGAAGGTGAAAAGAGCCGTAGACTCCCCTAAGACCTCAAGGACATTGTCCTTCGTGATCTCAACAGCGTCTGTATATATAACTCTTCTGCCGTATAATTCGTGCTTTGCCATGAATCTGCTCCATAAATCGGTCGTTTTGTAACTTTAAAAGATACTAAAGTAACTTCCTTTGGAGATTATGTTAATCAGAAACCTGGCATTTGTCAAGATTGTGCCGTCAGAAGGGTCTTGTGAAGACAGAATATGCTCCGGCAGGATTTCTTACCATGTCCATCAGCATCGAAAGCGAATCGGGAGCGTCATCGTGCTTGTTTTTGCCAACGATCTTGAAGGAAAATACCTGCTGCATGAAGAGATTGTAGTCTTTTGACCGTTTGGAAGGCTCAAGGAAGATGCATCGCTCCCTGACTTCGGGTGCTTTGTCCATTATCCTCTGCTCTTTTGATGTAGTAGGGGGAGCAGGCTTGGAAGTAAGGTTTAAGCGGTATCCCTTCGCTTTTAAAAGCTCGTCTACGCCTTCTTTGTAACTCACCGTAGACTTGTTAGCCTCGATTTGGACGGCATTTAAAGCCCATCTGACAGCCTTCTCAGCTATCATCGGCTGTGTCTTCGACTTGTCCTCGTTGGAGAAAACAACGTCTACGATATAGATATCATACCCATACTGGTAGGCTATCGGCATTGCCACGTAGTCCTCACCGCCAAATGCGGGGTCAACCGCAGCAAACTTTCTGTCAGGTTCTTCGTCGGGCAGTTCTCCGTTGAAATACCGGAATCCATCGGGCGTGTAGAGCGTTCCCTCTCTCTCGATAGGCTCTCCCTGGTACTGGGCTGTCCATGATGCCATGTCCCCGTTATGCTCAAAGGACGCTCTTCTCTGCTTGTAAAACTCAGTGGAGAATCCGACCCCGTAGTCATAGTCAAAGTTCGACTCGTCCTTCTCGTTCAATGCCGGAAGGTTAATCACCTTGTATCTCCGACTGGCAAACTCAGGGGACTCTTCAAGCATCATCATCCGCACTCCGGCAGGATCTGCTATCGACCATCGAGTACCTACCCAAAGGATCTTCGCACTCTCTTTAGCTCTCGGAATGAGGTTATTGTCTACCTTCGACCACGCAGCCACAAGGCGGTCTTTGTTCAATGCCTCTTCAATACCGCCGATAAGGTCATCGGAGATCAGGACTCCTGAACAGTCACACGCTCCGTTCAGAGTTCCATACAACGAACGGCAGGTAAGGGATGGATATCTCTTCCGTCTTCCAAGGTCGAGCGTCTCCAACTGGGCATTCTTGTTCGATATCTTCTCCGTGAATACGTCATGCCACTTATATGTCATCGGGTCAGTGATGACTTCCATCACACCATTGTAGAAAGCACTGGTGATGAAGTCGGAATACGCAGAATATAGGTTTGACTTCTCGGAATCCCGCCCGATTATCCATGTCACGAAGAACATCAAAAGAGATGTCTTGCCCACTCTAGGGGGCATTGAGACGAACAACTCATCCAGTTCCCCGTCCACAAGAGCCTGCATCGCATCCACGGCCTGCTTTAAGATCTTCCTTCTCGGCAGATAAAACCTCTCTTCCGGCTTTCTGTCCATCTCCAGGTACTGAAGGTACGCATCGAAGTCATCTCTCGCATCAAACAGAAGAGTCCGCTTGTATACGTCAAACCAGTCATCTACGTTCTTGGCTTTGGGCATCTCCGCTATGGTCATCGCCCTCAAGACCTTGCAGTACTCATGCGCTTTCTTCGGCTCACTCTCCACGAACTCGTCCAGTAAGGTCAGCACATCAATGTACATCTGAAGGTCTGTTCCGTTCTCCCGTATCATCGAGAGTATCTTCAAAATTATCTCTTCCATATCTTTTTAAGTTACTCCAGTCTCTGAAAAAAGGGCTTCCGTAAAAGCCCTAAAAGATTATCCAGTACTCATGCACTTCTTTTTCCTTTGGCTTCTTGAAAAGCCAAAACAACGGGAAGAAGGCTATCTTTATCATCAAGTATACCATGTAAAACGGCAACAGGATAAGCATCTTCCCTATCCATAAGACCAGGGTTATCATTCCTTCACCTTCCTTCGAAACATCTTTCCACTCGGAGTTACGTACAAGTCGGCTTTTCCACTGAGCTTCTCGGAAAAATCAGCGAGGTACTCCTCAAGGCAGCCGTAGCTCTTGCCGTACAGACGCAACTCCTTCTCCGTCTCCAATGCATCTCTTACGCTTATGTACAATCCTTCTTTCATTCTCCAACCGCTTCCCTTATCGCATTCTCAATGATTCCGCTGATGTCGATATGCCCTATCACTTCCCACGGGCAGTGCTTCTCAGGATTGTCCTTGTACACCTTATCAGCCCATCGGCATTTTCTCCCTTTGTAATCAATGCTCTCGTTGTCCCCGATGTAGATGGTCGCATAGTTCGGGTTCAGCCTGCCGTCATACTCTTTAGCCACCCACGGATTTACGATGATGTCCCCTACTCTCATACGGCCTTCCTCGCTTTGTTGAACCACGTTGCCCTTGAGATCCCAAGCATCTCACAGCCTTCAAGGACACTGAACTCCCCCATTTTTTGTCTCTGAAAAATTTCTGCGAAGTCCGAAATCTCCTTTTCGGGTCTTCCCATGTACCTTCCGGTCTTCTTTGACCACTTCTTCCCATTGACCACTGGCATCGCATCGATCCCTTCTCTCTGCCTCTGAAGCATCATCAGCCTCTCCTGCTCGGCGAGATTACCGAAGACAGTTATCATCAGGTCGTTAATCATCTTCAACACCCACTCCTGACCCTGGAAGTCTACCATTGTGGTTGGGATGTCCTCAGAATGCCACCTTATCCCATGCTCGTCAAACCACTGGATCTCGTTCCGTATATCCGTGAAGTTTCGCCCAAGTCGGCTTAACTCATGGAAGTATACTTCGTCACCGGGCTTTAAAGCCTTCTTCATCTTCTGATACTCTTCACGGCTTAAGTTCTTTCCGCTTGCTTTGTCAGCATAGACCTTCTCTGCACCAAGCCTCTCCGCAGCGTCAAGCTGTCGGTCAAGGTTCTGCTCCTTCGTGCTTACTCTTGCGTAATAGTACTTCATGGTTTTTCTCCTTCGTGTGTGTCGGATTTTTTACGCTGAAAAAAATTTTCGGATTACCATTTCGGTGAAGCCAACGTGATGGTCACAGCTTCCACTCGGTTGGGCTGTCTCTGTCTCTGATGTATATGTCACAGCCAAGTGCGTCCATGTACTTCTTAAGGACTTCGACCCGCAGGTCTCCGCTTGCCTTTCGGTTGTATATCTGACTTCTGCTCTCTCCGCACTGCTTCCCAAGCCAGTGATAGCTCCTTCCTTTGTACTTCACTATGAAGTGTAAGACATCAAATATGTTCATTTTCTCAACTCCGTTTCCATTAATCAGTGTTATTCACTGCACTAATTCTATCATCTTTTCGTGTAAACTTCAACTGTTATTGCGTGCATTTTCCGTGTATCCCTACAGATCGCAGAGGATGTGAAGGGTGACACCAAGCTACCTGGCTCAGTGATGCGTAGAGGGTGAATGCGAAGCGGATGAGAACGGAAAACTGGAAGGGGGATTTTTATTTGAAAAAGTGGAGAGGGAACTACCCCCGCCGAATTTAAAACCTACTAACCCCCTGGGTAGGTAGGCATGCCGATCCAGTAGGCACACAGAGCGCACGCAGAGCCAACACAGCCACAGCCAACGCACGAAAACCGCAGAACAGCCCATACAACGCATGAAAACGAACGATACAAGGCTTTAAGCTTTGCCGTGTAGAAATACACGCATAGCCTTATTTTAAGCCACAGAATGCCCCACAGAAAGCCACAGCACAAGCCACAGTCTAAAAAAGCCCCACTTTTTAGACTATCGCTTTAGCTTATAACCAATCAGTCCGGCATACGCTCAAAGCAAGCTTAAACCAGGGCTTTCCACACGTTGCGTCTTGATCGCTGCTCTTGCCTACATCGTAAAGTATTTTATAGAACGTACAGCTTGTTTTGGTTACCTCTTCCGGCATTCCATCACATAAGCATTTCAAGACGCTTTCTTTGGCTCTTAGATCGCTTGCGTTGCGCTTGCACTTGTATACACGTTTCAAGTAATACGCTATCTTTAAGCATTCCATTATCTGTATATACTCACACTCTTTGTATTTGATTATATGGCAATGCAAGTTAGATAAGCATTACAGCTTGTTAATAATTTCACCATTTTCCTTTACTATCACAGCCTGTTCAAAATCCAGGATTTCACAGCAAAATTGAACACTGTTGTTCCCTGGGATCGTATCATGCCGGATTGTACT